GGACGACATGATCGGCAGCGTCAACAACACCGATACCGGGCGCGGCGTGCTGAAGACGGCGGCGCAGGGCATCGTCAACAGCTACATCGCCAACGGCGCGCTGATCCAGGGCACGGTCGCCGTGGACGCCACCAGGCAGCCCACCGCAGAGGCGGACGAGGCATTCTTCGTCTTCGCCAACCTGATCGACGCGGACGGCGCAGAGCGCCTCATCCTCAACGCGATGTTCCCGTAGGAAAAGGAGCAGCAGCCATGACGCAGCCAGGCCAGAACGACGGCGACGAGAAGAAGGACGAGGAGGCCACGCCAGGCCCGCAACCGCCCGACCCGGGCCAGCCGAGTCCGTCGCCCGAGCCAGAGCAGCCACCAGCCGAGGGCGACGAGCAGCCTGATAACGAGGAGCACGACGACGGCGAGGAGGAAGGCGAGGACAACGGCGAGGAGGAAGCTGAGCAGACGCCATGACCATGAACACCAGGCCCGTCGATCCGACACTGCTGATCGCGGGCTTCCGAGGCGCGTTCTACTGGGATGGCCAGCCGTTCGGCGCGTGCAGCACCTGGGAGATTCAGGAGAACTACTCCAACAGCGACACGCAGCCCGTCGGCGTGATCGCGCCCATCCCCGTGTTGCAGAGCGTCACCTTCACGCTGACCTTCACCGAGATCACCATTGACGACGCGCTGCCCGTCGAGCGGCTGCGCCAACTGAAGAGCATCAGCCAGCCGACCTTCCGCTTCGTCGGTGAGGTGTTCCGCCCCGATGGGTCAACAGGGCGGTACATCTGCGACAAGTGCGTGCCTGACGGCACCTTCCGCCTGGCAGCGAGCAGCCCGGGCGACACGATGACACGCGACCACAGCTATCGCGTGCTGGAGATCCCTGACATCGACGCGGCACTCGGAGCCTAGACATGAGCCAGCAGCAGCAGCCCTACGTCAACATCCTCGAAACCGAGCTACCCGGGCCTGACGGCGTGGTGCCGAACGGCCACCTGAGCGAGCCGTCAGCCGACGCCGACGACGTCGCGCCAGTCCACCTGCACGCGCCCGACGGCGCGGCACCAGCACGCACCCAGGAGCAGGAGCGCGCCTTCTACCAGGCAGCCGAGCCAGACATCCTGGCAGGCCTGTTCGGAGCCATAGACGAGGCGGCGGTCAGCGTCGTGGTGTGCACCTTCCCGCGCTTCCAGTTCCCGATGCTGGACGACGGCAGACAGATCCTCGACGCGGACGGCAAGCCCATCAGCCAGCCGATGCGCGTGCGCTTCCTGAAGTGCAGCGACGCCGACATCGAGGCCGCGCAGCGCAGGGCGACGACCTGGGTCGCCAACCCCGACGTGCGCAACGGGCCGCGTGTCGAGCGCGTGGACCAGGCCAAGATGCGCTCGTGGATCATCTACAACTCGACCGTGCCCGAGGACAAGGCGCTGTACTGGGACCGCAAGGAACTGGTCAGCCGCCTGCGCGCAGGCAACGGCGTGGAGGTGGTGGACCGTCTGCTGGACGCGGGCGAGAAGCTGCAAGCCGTCAACGCCATCTACGGCCACTCGGGCCTGATGAACCAGTCCGAGAGCGAAGTCGAGCGCATCGCAAAACCATAAGGTTCGGCGGTGCCCGACTCACGCTCTACCACCGTCTCTGGCAGCGCCACAACATGACGCCGTGCCAGTACGAGGGCAGGGCCACGACTGCCGAACCACTGTGTCGGGGCTGCCGCGTGTTCATCGTCGCCAGCGAGTGGGAGACGAGCCGCCAGGAGACTGAGCAACTGGACAACCTGCGCAAGCAGCAGAGCACGCCCAGCCTCCCGCGCCGCTCGGGGCGAGGCCGATAGGTGGCTGCCGACAACCTCTACCACGAGGTGATTCAGGTCGAGGTGCGCGACCAGAGCCAGGCCGCACTGACGACCGTGCAGCGCAACGTGGAGAAGACCGAGTCCGACCTGAACCGCGTCTCGAAGTCGCCCTTCAACATCGTGGTCAAGGTCACCGATCTGGTGACGCGCCCGCTGGAGATGATCCTCTCGTCGGCGGGCAGCATCGCCAGGCGCGGCATACAGGTGCCGATCTCGGCGCTCGACAAGATGACTGGCCCCTTCCGCAGCATGATGAGCGCGGTCAAAGACCAGGGCAGCCAGATCATCACGGGCGTCGGCCAGGGCATCGGCATGGGCCTGTTCGGGCTGGTCACCGCAGGCCTGGGCGCGGTCAAAGAGTCGGTGATCGGCATGAACAGCACGCTGGAGACGAGCACGCTCCAGTTCGAGACGCTGATGGGCAACGCCGACGACGCCCGGGCGCACGTGGCCGACCTGTTCGACTTCGCCAAGCGCACGCCCTTCGAGACGCAGCCCGTGATCGACGCCAGCCGTCTGCTGCGCACCTTCGGCGGGTCGGCGCTGGACACGATGGACAACCTGACCTTGTTCGGCAACGCCAGCGCTGCGACCTCGTCGGACATCAAGGAGGTCAGCTTCTGGTTCGGCCGCGCCTACGCTGCCATCAAAGCAGGCCAGCCCTTCGGTGAGGCCACGATGCGCCTGCAAGAACTGGCCATCCTCTCGCCGCAGGCCGTGGCCAAGCTCGAACAGCTTCAGAAGGCGGGTGCCAGCCAGGACGTGCTGTGGCAAACGATGACGGGCGACCTGGGGCGCTTCAACGGCGCGATGGAGCGGCAGGCCGAGACGTGGGATGGCCTGACGAGCACGCTGAGCGACTCGATCAAGCTGACCAGCGCCAAGGTCTTCCAGCCGCTCTTCAAGGTCGCCAAGAACGCGGTCAACGCGCTGAACGACGTGCTGTCGAGCGATGCCTTCATGGAGTGGGCTGACAGCTTCGGCAGCACGCTGGCCAACGTAGTGCAGGCGCTGGGCGACGCCATCGGCGTGGTCAAGGACTTCTACAGCGCGATATTCCAGTCCTTCACCAGCGACCCGGGCGCACTCGGCGTGGTGTACGACCTCATCAAGAAGGTCTTCGGCCAGGGTGTGGCCGACTTCCTGAACCCGTTCCTCAACGGGCTGATGAAGTTCATCCCGACGCTCCAGTCGGTGGGGCGCTGGCTCACGTGGGCCTTCCAAGACCTGCTGAAGGGCGACTTCAAGAACGCCGTCACCGACATCAAGATCGCCTTCGAGTCGCTGACGGGCATCGACCTCACGGGTGTCTTCGACGCCATCGGCAACGGCATCGACTGGCTGACGGGCACGGGCTGGCCAGCCATGCAGGGTGCGCTGGAGGCCATCGGCAGCTTCATCGTGGTCGAGGTCGTGCCCAAGCTCGCGCAGTTGTGGGCCTGGATTGGCGAGTACGGCATGGCGGCGTGGAACTGGTTCACGCAGGAGGCCTGGCCCGCCGTGATGCAGATCCTCCAGCAGGTCAAGGACTTCATCGAGACGCAGGTGCTGCCGAAGCTGCAAGACCTGGCGGCGGCGCTCCAGCCGCTGCTGGCGAGCGCCTGGGATGCCGCGCAGAAGGCCGCGCAGGGCTTCTACGACACCATCAGGAACGGGCAGCCTGACGTCCAGCAGGCGCAGCAGGACTACGGCGTGCTGGCTGTCGTGCTCGACCCGCTGGTCAACATCGCCACCAACCTGGGGTCGATCATGAACAGCCTGGGTCGTATCTGGGCGGTCATCAGCATCCCGCTGCAAGGACTGATCGGCTGGCTGTCGCAGTTCGCGGACAAGCTGTGGTTGATCCTGGCCGTGCCGTTCCTGCCGTTCGTGGCGCAACTGGTCGGCTTCCTGAAGGTCTTCGAGGGCCTGACGGGTGCGGCGGCGGCTGGCCTGGCGGCGCTGGCTGCGGTGGTCGAGGGCACGCCGCAGTTCTTCGATGCGCTGGGCACGGCCATCGACAACCTGGGCAAGGTGCTCGACGGCTTCCTGGCGGGCGCGGACGCCTGGGCCAAGGGCTTCCAACAAGCGGGCCGCGACATCATCAACGGCCTGCTGGCGGGCATGGCCAGCGTGGATATTGGTGGCTGGATTCAGGCCAACGTCACCGATAAGATCCCCGACTTCATCCGCGACAAGCTGGGCATCCACTCGCCTTCGACGGTCATGGCCGACATCGGCTCGAACCTGATGCAGGGCCTGCTGAGCGGCCTGAACGCCAGGCTGCCCGACATCCTGAGCTTCGTCACCAACCTGTCGAACGTCTTCGGCGGCACCGACGTCGGCGGCTGGATCGCAGCGGCCATCAGCGCCACGGGCGTGCCCGCCTCATGGGCAGGTCCGCTGAGCCAGATCATCCAGTACGAGTCGGGTGGCAACCCGATGGCGGCGAACCTGACTGACATCAACGCGCAGAACGGCGACCCGTCGGTCGGCCTGATGCAGCTAACTGGCTCGAACCGAGCGCGCTACACGCCTGCTGGCCTGAACCCGATGGACCCCGTGGCGCAGATCATCGCGGGCATCCGCTACATCCAAGATCGGTACGGTGACATCTCGAACGTGCCAGGTGTACGCTCACTGGCGGCGGGCGGGGCATACCAGCCATACGACTCGGGGGGTGTGCTCCCGCCTGGCCTGACGCTCGCGGCCAACAGCACTGGAGCCAACGAGTTCGTGCTGACGCCTGGCCAACTGTCGGCACTCGGCGGCGGCGGGCTGGTCTTCGCGCCGACCTTCAACATCGACGCACCTGGCGCTGCACCTGGCGTGGGCGAGGAGATCTCGGCAGTCATCGAGGAGCAGGCCAGCCAGATGTTCTCGCTGCTGGGCACGCAGCTTCGCGTGGCGTTCGGCAACCTGGCGACCGAGGGCGGCGCGACCTGATGCCGATGGAGTTCGTGCTGCGCGGCCCCGACGACCCGTCGGGCGTGGTCGCGCTCATCCTGCCGTCGAACCCGACCGAGTTCAACGTGACCAGCGCGCCGAGCTTCACCAGCGTGTCCATCGACGGCATCGGGGAGGTCAAGCTGCCCAACGGCCGCGCCAGCACGACCTACGCCTGGAACAGCGTCTTCTACGGTCCCGCCCGCGCCGTGCTGAGTCCGCTGATCTCGAACTGGCGACCGCCCATCGACATCGTGGCGCAGGTGGACAACTGGGTTGACCAGCAGGTGCGCACCAGGCGACCGCTGACGCTGACGATCACCGACAGCAACGTCAACAAGGACGTGTGGATCTCGAACTGGAGCTACAAGCCCACGGGCGGCTTTGGCGACATCGGCTACTCGCTCGAACTGGTCGAGGCCAGGAGCATCGAGATCTCCATCGACGGCGACGAGGCGGGCACGCCCAGCGGCGCGGTCGAGAGCGGTGGCCCGACGCCCGACGACGGTGGCGAGGACGCGCCGACGCCGAGCACCTACGTGGTCAGCGAGGGCGACTACCTCATCAAGATCGCCAAGCAGGTGTACGGCGACAGCAGCCGCTGGCGTGAGATCTACGACGCCAACAAAGACCTGATCGGCAGTAACCCCGACCTGATCCAGCCAGGCATGGAACTGACCATCCCGGGCGGTTCGCCTGCGGACGTCGAGCCGACCACCGACGAGCTAGGCCCGCCGCCTGGCCTGTACGACCCGAGCTACCAGGCGCAATACGGCGGCTTGCCCATTGGAGGCGAGTAAATGGCGGTCGTGCCCGCCGATCTGGAGGCCTTCCTAGAGCAGGCCGTCCAGTCCGATCCCGCGCCAGCCGTCATCCCCGCCAGGCCACCCGTCCTCGACGGGCTGACCGAACTGCGCTACAGCATCGCGCTGTCCAGCCCGCAGGACGCCACGCTGCGCCACATCCCGTACAGCGCGCTCAGCTTCGAGCAGCAGTCAGGGTCGGTGGCGACACGCGTGAGTGCCAGCATCCCCGACGTCGAGTCGAACCTGGGTCCGCTCTGGGAGCTATGCCAGATGGGCACTCCGTTGTGGCTGCTGGGCGGGCAGACCGAGATGGTCGAGATGTTCCGAGGCACCATCCTCGAAGTGGGCGACCGCAGCAGCAACGGCGGCACCTTCGGCATCGTCGCCTACGACGGGCTGTTCAACGCGCTGCGCAGCAAGTACGACCTGACCTTCGGCACCGACACCACCGTCAGCCAGGTGATGCAGCGCTACGCACAGGTGGCCAACGTGCCGCTGGGCTACGTCGAGGAGCCAGGCGTGAAGCTGCCGCCGTTGGTTATCCGCCAGAAGACCATGATCGACGGGCTGACCGACGTGCTGAAGCAGGTGATGTCCAAGGGCGGCGGCTCGCTGAAGCTGCGCGTGATGCAGGGCAAGCTGGAGCTTGTGCGCCCCGCCAGCAACCCGACGATCTACCACTTCCGCACGGGCGGCGTGGCCATCCAGACGACGATCAAGGGCAGCATCGCGGACATGATCGACCGCGTGGTCGTGCTGGGCCACGCCGCAGACGACGCTGAGCTTCCCGTCATCAAGACCATGAGCAGCGACGCGGGCTTCACGGGCGCGCAGGAGATGGTCTACGCGGAAGAGGCCGACAGCGACCAGGCGACGCAACTGGAGGCCGAGAGCATCCTGGCCGAGAAGGGCTTCCCCGTGTGGACCTACGGGCATACGGGCTTCGCGGTGCCAGGCATCTACAAGTGGGAGCGCGTGCACATCACCGATGGCATCGTGGACAACCACTTCATCGTCTCGGGTGTGTCGATGGATCTGGTGGCCAGGACCATGAAGATGGACCTGATGACCACCGAGCAGATCGCCCGCGAGACGCGCCAGATCGAGCTATCGGCGGCGCTGGACGAACTGAAGGGCACCGAGAAGGACTCGACCAAGACGGCCACCAGTTCGAGCGGCGCGGCCAAGATCCTCGACGCGGCCAAGAACGTCATGGGGCTGGCCTACGTGAGCGGCGGCGCGGGCGGGCGCTCCGACTTCAGCAAGGACATGCACCACGTCGGCACCGACTGTTCGGGCTTCGTGTCGTGGATCACCAAGCAACTCGGCGGCACCACGGGCACGACCACCGACGCCATCGCCGCCGCGACGCCCAACCTGATCGGCACCAACACGCTCGACGGCGCTGCGCCAGGCGATTACATCCTGTACTGGGACGGCGGCGCGACCGACAAGCAGGGGCTGGCCTACCCGCACGTGGCCATGTACCTGGGCAACGGCGAGGTGATCGAGTCGGGCGGCTCGACTAACCCGTCGAGCATCGGCAAGGGCCACATCCTGACGGGCTACCCGCGCTACGAGGTGCGCCGCAACCCGCAGGTCTACAACGCGCTGAACGCGCAGCCCGTCAAGGCGGCTGGCTCCAGCCAGGTGAAGGTGTCGTGACCTGAGTGGCCAAGTACGACGGCGCGACGTCGGTCGCTACCGCAGTCCGCGACTTCCTGGCGCACACCAGCAGCGGCCAGGTGCCTGGCTACGAGCGCGGCGTCATCAACAGCGACCTGAGCCTGACGCCCGATAGCTGGACGGGGCAGCCGTTCGCGCCGCCAGGTGAAGGTGGCGGGCAACTGCTGGAGTACATGCTGGGCACGCCGCTGGACGAGGGCTACAACGAGCCAGCGCTGCTGAACATGACCATCGTCGGTCAGAACGGCACCTTCAACGTGCAGCACGAGCACCACCACGTGGGCGTGCTGCCTGGCGACCGCGTCGTGATCGTGTGGATCAACCACGGTTCGACCGCCGCCGTGCCGTGCATCGTGCAGAACCTGTCGGGCTTGCCCGGGCGCAATGGCAGCCAGCCGAATGGCGGCACACCTGGCCCGCCTGGGCCACCAGGCCCGCAGGGTCCGCCAGGCACGCCAGGCGCGGCGGGATCTCCAGGCCCGCAGGGACCGAAAGGCGACACGGGTGCGACGGGTCCGCCCGGGTCGCCTGGTCAGACTGGCCCACAAGGCGCGCAAGGTCCGCGAGGCTTCACCGGGCCTGCTGGACCCACGGGCGCGCCTGGTCCCGCCATCAACTGGCGCGGCGTGTGGTCCTCGACCGCGACCTACGTGTACGGCGACGGCGTGGCCTACCAGGGGTCGAGCTACATGGCGACCGCCAACACGATTGGCGACGTGCCGCCCGCCTACCCGTGGCAGATCCTGGCCGAGCAAGGCTCGCAGGGTCCGCAGGGCGCGACCAACGGCTTCCACGAGGAGTTCCTGCCCGCCAACGGCGCGACCTACGTGGACGTGGCCAACGTGCCGCAGACCATCATGGTCGTGGCCCGCGCTGGCGTCATCCAGAGCTTCGTGGACGGCGACTACACCATCGCGGGGCAACGGATAACCTTCAGCGATGCCTTCGACGGGGCGCAGCGCCTGGTGATCGCCTACACCACCGATCCGACGGGTGGTGGCGGCGCGCCGCTGGCGGGCGTGGACGCCGAGCTTCGCGCTTACGTGCAGCGCGTCATGGCAGTGATCGACCCCGGCGCAGCGCCGCCACCACCGTAAAGGAGACGACATGGCAGGCTCCAAGACCGACGCGCTCGAACAGCGCATCCTCGACCACCTGTTCAAGGGCGGCGCGTCGCCCGCGCTCACGGCGCTTTCGACGGTCTACGTGGCGCTGTATACCACGGTGCCGTCCGACAGCAGCGCAGGCGTCGAGGTGACAGGCTCCAGCTACGCCCGCGTGGCTGTGCCTTCCGCGAACTGGACGCGCACCGCCAGCCAGATCGCCAACAACGTCGAGATCGCCTTCCCCGCCGTCACGGGTTCGGCCTACACCGTGGTCGGCTGGGCCTGCCTGGACGCCGCCAGTTCGGGCAACATGCTGTACTGGGGTGATTGCTCCAGCACGGTCATGAACGTGGGCGACGTGCCGCGCTTCGCCGCCAACGCGCTGACCGTCAACGAGGACTGATCTGGCCTAAGCCGTGGCCATCACTGCCCGCACGCCGACGACGGGCACCGCCGCTTCGGGCGCTGGCTTCACCGTCACGCTGCCTGCGAGCACCGCCGTGGGCGACATGCTCGTCGTGGCGGTGTCATCCGTCAGTGCGACCGCTGTCGCCACGCCGACGGGCTGGACGTCAGGCGGCAGCTTCTCGGCAGGCACCAGCCAGGGCCTGACCGTCTTCGCGGCGCGCTACACGGCGGCGCTGACGCTGAGCTTCACCAACGCCGCTGGCGTCAGCGTGTGGATCTGCAACGCCTTCTACGAGTCGGCGGGCACGGGCCTGATCTACCTCGACGGCAACCCCATCGGCGCGTCCAACAGCAGCAACAACACCACCGTGCCCACGGGCGCGCCTGTCGCCACGGGCAACGTGGCAGGCGACTACGAGGTGCTCGTCTACTCGTGGACCAGCAGCGGCACGATCACCTTCGCCGCCAACACCACCAAGGACTCGGCCAACATCGCCAACGGTTCGAGCGTCGCGGGTGCGATGGGCCACGCCAACGCGACGCTGGGCGCGAACGCCACGGCCACGGCCTGGAGCGCCACGCTGTCGGGAAACAACCAGCGCAAGGTCGGCGTCGGCTGGCTGCTGATGTCGGTGCCCACGCCGACGACCTTCGCGGGCTTCGTGGACGCCTTCAACGACGGCAGCCTCGACCCGATGTGGGCACCCTTCACCAACGGCGGCACCGTCTCGGAGACGTCCTCGCTGTCGATCACGCCGCCAGCCACGGCCAACCAGTACGCGGGCATCGTCAACAACAACGCCTACGACCTCACGGGGCGGATGGCGTTCGTCTGGTATCAGCGCCTGAACGCCGTCACGGGCGTGGTCGCCACCTTCCAGATGCAGATCGACGGCTCGAACTACATCGAGATCGGCCAGGTGGACGCGCTGCTGGTCGCCAGGCGCTGCGTTACGGGCACCGTCACCACGCTCAACTCGCTGGCGTGGCCGCAGGCGCAGGGCTTCTACCTGCGGATGCACGAGTCGGGCGGCGCGACGTACTGGATGTACTCGACCGACAACCGCGCTACGTGGACGCTGCTGGCACGCGGCCCGAACCCGATCACCATGACGGCGCTGAAGCCGTGCCTCATCGTGGGCACGTATCAGACGGTCGGCTCGCCAGGCACGGCGCTCTACAACAACCTCAACTACGTCTCGTACAAGAACCTGACGGGCAGCGCCAGCGGGCTGGCGACGACGGCGCAGGACAGCTACCGCCGCGTGATCCTGGCCGACAACCCCGTGGCCTGGTACAGGCTCGAAGAGAACCTGCCCAACCATCCGCACGGCGACATGACCACGATGGATTCGGGGCCGAACAACCGCGTCGATTACTACAACAAGGGCGACCCGACCAACGGCACCTACGAGACGTTCGACCTGGGGCCTGGCGCGCTGGCCGAGGGTGGCCGCTTCGTGCGCTTCAACGGCAGCGTGGGCAACAGCTTCGCCTACCTGAAGAACATGCCCGAGGCTGCCAGCGGCGGGCCGTTCACCGTCGAGACGTGGCTGCGCGCCGCTGCCTGGCCCGCCGTGGACGCGCCGATCATCTCGATGGGCGACACAGTCGCCACCGACCGCTTCCTGCACTGCGTGGTGCGCAATGGGCTGCCCTACTTCGGCTTCTACGGCGACGACTACGCGCCGACGGGCAGCGCGCTGTCGCTCAACGTCTGGCACCACCTGGCGTTCGTGTACGAGGGCGCGGGCACCAAGATGCAGCGCATCTACGTGGACGGCGTGCAATGGGGCACTGGCCGCGCCGCCACGGGCACGCCGAACTTCACGGGGCCAGGTCGCATCGGCCAGCAGACGAGCTACAACCTCAACGGCGACCTTGACGAGCTTGCCTTCTACGGCACCGCGCTGAGCCAGGCGCAGATCTCGGCGCACGTCGCGGCTGCCTCGCTCACGCCGCCGCGCCTGACCGTCAAACGCTCGCTTTCGCCTGTGTACGGCGTCAGCACGCTGCTGCCGTCGAGAGGACGTGCTGGCGTCGGCGGCATCCCGTACAGCAGCGTGGTCATGGCCGACGCGCCGTGGCTGTGGTGGCGGCTGGGCGAGACGAGCGGCAGCACGGTCTTCGACAGTTCGGGCAACAACCGCAACGGCACCATCTCGGGCGCGGTAACGCCATCGGCGGGCGTGCTGCCGTTCGACGCGGACGGCGGTCAGACGGTCACCGCCACGGCAGCCTACATCCAGGGGCCGATGCCGCCGTTCTTCACGGGCGGTCAGACGTGGACCGTCGAGTTCTGGCTCGACGCGTCGAAATACTGGCAGCCAGGCGCGGGCCACGCCTTCTTCGCGTGCGGCGATGCCAACGCCACCGACCAGTTCCTCTCGTGCGCCGTCAACAACATCTGCCCCGAGATGGACTTCTACAACGACAGCACGACCAACGGCACGCCGCTCGTCTGGCCCGGCCTGCACCATCTGGTCTACAGCTACGACGGCTCGACCAGGCGGCAGTACATCTTCGTGGACGGCGTGCAGATCGACAACCACGTCGCCAACGCCAACCTGAACGTGGTCAACGGGTCGCTGACGGGCAACGGCTTCCGCTTCGGTTCGGGCGAGACGGCGAGCTACTACAACGCCGCCTGGCCAGGCAAGATTGACGAGCTTGCCATCTACACCACGCTGTTCAACGCAGCCAAGGCACTAGCGCACTACAACGCGGGTTGGGGCAGCAGCCCGTCGCCTGGCATGACGCGCAGGCGCGGCGTCACGGCGGCAAGCTTCGGCGTCGCCATCGTCACCTCGACGCTGGGCAAGCAGCCGCATCTGGTCGGCACGGCCAATGGCGTGGCGACGGTCGGCGTGCAGGTCAGCGCCAAGCGGCTGCTGGGCGGATCGGCGTCGGGCGCGACCACGACCAGCGGCGTCATCAGTCGCGGCTTCATCAACGCACTGCCCAGCAGCGGCTCCTCGACGGTCAGCGGCCAGGTCACGCGGCGCAGGGCGCTCACCGCGCTGAGCACCGGGCTGGCCACGGTCAGCGTGCAGGTGAGCAGGAGGCGCTCGCTGGTCGCCGCCTCCATTGGTACGACCAGCGTCGCGGCCTCCCTCACCGCCTACAGGAGCATCCTGGCCTCCGCGACGGCTACTGCGACGGTCAGCGGCGCAGTCAGCGCCAGGCGCTCCCTGGGTGGCTCTGCTACAGGCACATCCAGTGCCACGGCGCAGCCGAGCCGAGCGCGCTACCTCACGCCAGTCGGCAGCTTCGGCGCGGCGACCGTGCTGGGCATCGTTAGCTTCTTCTCGCCAGGCAAGATTCCTGCGTCGGCGGCGGTCGGCCAGACGACGACCAGCGGCACGATCTCGGCCTACCGCGCCCTCGACGGTTCGAGCACGGGCACGGCCACCGACGTCGGCCAGGTCGCGCTGCGGCGCAGCATCGTCGCAGGCCCGTGCCACGGCCTGGCGATAACCAGCGGCACCATCCAGCGCAAGAAGCCGATCACGGGCGCGCTGAGCAACGGTCGTGCGACGGCGACTGGGCAACTGACCAGGCTGCACAACTTCACGGGCATCTCCAACGGCGCGGGCCACGCCACGGGCTTTGTGCAACGGACCAGGGTGCTGGTCGGACTGGCCAGCGGCTCATCGAGCGCCACGGGCCTGCTGCGGCGCGCCAAGCCGCTCGTGGGCACCGCTGCGGGCAAGACCGTGGCCAACGGTGACCTGACGGTCAAGCTGGCCAGGCAACAGGTGTACTGGAGCAACCTAACCATGCAATTCGTGCTCAAACCGAGGGCGGGCTTCTACGAGGTGACCTGGGAGCCGAACACGCCGCCCGACGGCGACGGCGAGGGCGTCTTCGAGCTAGGCGAGGCGGTGCCCACGTGACCAGAACGCGAGTCCCCAACGCGATGATCGCCAACCCCGCCGTGAGCATCATCAGCGCGCCGAACACCAGCGGGCCGATGACCATCTCGACCGCCGCGCTGTGTTCGGGCACGCTCTTCGTGCAGGGCAACGCCGAGTTCGCCAATCAGGTCACGATGGACTACTCGCCGCTGAAGGTGAACGGCATCGGCGCGAACGGGTCGAGCACGCTGACCCTGGAGACGAGCAACACCACGCGCTGGCAGATCGACGGCACCACGGGCGCACTGCTGGGCGGCGCGGACAACTCTTACGACATCGGCAGCCCGACCAGACGCCCGCACAACGTCTACGTCGGCGGCACACTCTCGACCGCCAGCCTGGGCGTGGCCACGCAGGGACAGGTGGTCCGAGCGCCCGCCAACAGCACCACGGCGATATCGGTCGAAGCGCCCAACGGCTACGCCTTCGTGTCCTCGAAGAGCGGCTCGCACCTGGGCGGCAACGCCTACTGGGACGGCACCAACTGGCTGCGCTACGACACGTCGGCTGGCGCGTGCGTGTGGATAGCCTCTACCTCTGGCATCGTCTATTACACCGCCGCAGCCGCAGCCAACCCGATCTCGTGGCAGGGCGGCGTCAACTTGGACCTGTCGGGCGACATCCAGATGGCAGGTCCGCAATCGGCCATCTGGAAAGGTGGCGGCACGCCCGCGACGCCCGACCTGGGCCTGTACTGCGGCACCAGCGCCAACTACATGCGCTACGTCAACAGCGCCAACATGCCGCACATGTTCTACAACGACGGGGCGGCAGGCAATAACTGGATCGGGGCGACGACGTCGGTCGAGATCCGCCAGGCGGGCATCCAAGCGGTCGCTTTCGCCACCAAGGGTCGAAGCCTGCCCGCCGCCGACCAGTGCGCCTTCGGCCAGGTCAACTGTACCTACGTCAACACCGAAGGCGTGGACATCGGCGCTGGCCCGCTCTACTTCGCGCACAACGCCAGCTACTACATCAACAAGGACAGCAGCAACAACCTCCAGTGCGTCAACCTGAACGTGGTGTCGTGGGGCAACTTCTGTTTCTCTGGCAACACGGGCATCAACCTCTCGTGGGACGGCACCTACATCAAGAGCACGCACGCCTTCATGTCGGGCGGCACCATCCGCACCGAAGGCAACTGGTACTACTTCGGCGGCAACGCCGCTGCCTGGTACTGGGACGGGTCGTGGGTGCGCGCCACGGGCGGCTCGGGCATCGGCACCTCTGGCAGCTACGTGTGGATGGCCAACAACTCGGGCGTAGGCATGTACTGGGACGGCACCTGGGTGCAGATCCAGCCGCGCATGTACGCGGTCAACGAGATGAACGCGGCGAACGCTGTCGTGCGCAGCGCAGGCAGCTACCAGCTATGGGACACCAACGTGCGCCACGAACGACCAGCGGGCACGAACCGACTGCATTCGTATGTGTACGACGCACAATGGGGCTACTTCCGCACCTGGGACAGCTATAGCTGCGGCTACATTGACACGGGCGGCTTCCACAACCCGTCGGCGCTGAAGTCCAAGACGAACATCGAGCCGCTCCAAGACGGGCTGCGCCTGGTGCTCGATCAGCGCGTGCGCCCGCTGCGCTTCGCACACCCTGGCATCGAGCCAAGAGATGGCTTGCCAGGCGTGGCCGACAAGCCCTCGATGGGTTTCGGTGCCGAAGAGATGCTCGACCTGATTCCCGAGGTGGTGTCGCTCGATCCCGACACGGGCGAGCCGCACGGCATCAACTACGGCGCGCTGGTGGCGGTGCTGTGGGATGCCGTGCGCACGCTCAACGCACGACTGGAAAAGCTCGAAGGAGCAGCCGCATGAAGGAGACGACATGGCCGTAGGACGACCCGCAGACAAAGTGTCGCTGGACAATTCGGTTGGCTCGCTGGCCGCGCAGATTCAGACCTGGGTCAGCCGCGTGCCCGACTTCAAGGCCTGGCTCGACATCGTGCCCGACGAGGTGCTGAAGGCGGCACCCTTCAACTACACCGACGACGACGTAGCCACGCTGCGCAGCGCGGTCGGAGACATGCTGCTGCTGGCGCAGATCTACACGGGCCAGGCCGACCTGACGCCAGCCCGCGACCTGAGCGTCTTCGTGCGCCGCCTGGCGGGCGTGCCCAGCGTCCCGTCTATGGTCTGAGGCCGCGTCGATGTCGATGACCATCCCGCTCTTTCCGCAGATCCCCAACCCGCCAGCGCCCGCGCCGACGCCTGGCGTGACCACGGCGCTGCGGACCACGCTGCCCACGATCAAGATCGACTGGAACACGGTCAACGGACCTGACTGGAACATCAACCCGCAGGGCATGATCGGGCTGGCTGGTCGAGCGCAGGGCTGGGCGCAGGACGGCATCGTCGCCTCGCTGACGCCACGCGGCGCGCACCCCGTGTTCCCGCTGTGGTTCGGCTGGGACATCGAGCGAGCGATGCAGCGCCCGACCAGGCCGCAGGTCGAGGCCGACATCAAGCGCGGCTTGCTGTACGCCTGGACGCGGTGTACGCAGGGGCGGACCATCGACGTGCAGGAGTTCGCCTTCGAGTGGCACGGGGATCAGGTGATCGTGAGCTTCATGCCGATCCCGACCGCCGAGATGGGCCTGCGGGGTATTCGCCTTGAAATTACCTACTGAGATGACATGACCTTCCCCAGCGACATCGACGTCAACCAGAACAGTGACATCATCCTGGCGCGCATGAAGGCCAACGACGCCATGACGGGCATCGACACCAGCGTCAACAGCCCGATGAACATGGCGCTGGCACCCGTGAGCATCGAACTGGCCGAGGCCTACCGCCAGCTAGAGGCGATGCTGTACCGCAACCGCCTGGTCGGTGACGAGGGCGAGGTGGCCACGGGCGACGACCTCGACGCCGTTGGCGACGAGCGCGGCATCTATCGCCTGCCAGGTGCCACGGCCACGGGCATCGTGCGCTTCATCGGCCCGAATGGCACCGTCATCCCGATCAATACCGTGGTGACCACGCTCGGGCCGAACGTGCGCCGCTACACCACCGACCACGCGGCCGTGATCGACGTCACGGGCCAGATCGACGTGGCAGCCACGGCGCTGGAAGTGGGCACGGCCAGCAACGTGCCTGCCAACGCCATCCAGCTACTGGAGGTGCCGATCTCGCAGACGCGGGTGACCAACCTGGCTCCCTTCACGGGCGGCGTGGACGTCGAGGACGACGACGCCTATCGCGCTCGTGTGGTCGAGTTCGTGCGCGACCCGCCGAACGGCAGCAACCCCGCGCAGTACCGCAAGTGGGCACGCGACATCCCGGGCATCGGCGGCGCGGTCACACTGCGGCCAGGCGAGACGGACGCAGGCCCGCCAGGTACGGTCGATCTGTACGTCGTGGACACGCTGATGCTGCCCGCCAGCCAGGATCTGGTGGACGAGGTGCAGGACTACATCGCGCCGTCGCGTGAGACGACCTTCGAGAACGAGGCGATGACCATCTCGAATCCCGCAGGCGTGACGGGCGGCGTGACGGGCATCGCGGGCGCGGTCGGCACCGTCATCCGCATGGCCTACAACGCCAGCGCGGACGGCCTGGTGACGCACACCCCGTCAGCGGCGCAACTCGTACAGGGCGGCAACTGGCAGGCCCGCGTGCGCGCCGAGGTGACCGACACCACCAATCGCGGCGTGCTGCTGACGCTGACCGCCTTCAATACCACCGTCGGGCAGATCGCGCAGGCCAGCGCGGACCTGGCGTTGGGCACCGCCACGGTGAGCTTTCGCGCCGATCAGATGGCGCTCGACTGGGCCTACTACGCGCTGCCCTTCTACTGGAACGGCTCCGACAGCATCGTCATCCGCGTCTACCGAATGCGCACCGACAACACCTCGCAGCTTCTGGTGGACTCGCTGACCTACCACTCGCTGTTTTCCAACTACGACCGTGAGGGCCTGGCTCCGATCCTCGATGAGGTGCGCGTCAAGCCCGCACTCGGACGGCCCATCGACGTCACCGCCTCGATCCACCTCGAACCTGGCTACTCGTGGAGCGGCGGCGGCGGCGTGGGCGTGGCGGTCACCAGCGCGCTCAACGACTACCTGCGTGGCATCGCACTGGTCAACGTGGTCGGCGGCTCGGGCGTGGCCAACGACGTCATCTACGGCGAGATCGGCGCGACCATCCAGGGCGTGACTGGCGTGGACTACTACGACCCCGCTACGCTGCGCGTCAACGGGGCGACCCTGAACGTGGCTGTCGCCAAGCGCGAGGTGGCCGTCCCAGGCAGCTACACCTTCACCATCATCTGATGAGCTTCCAGACCGACCCCAACGCGCTGAAGACCAACGGCCTGGTCGAGTGGCCCATCTCGACGGCGGTCGGCAAGGACATGCAGTCGATGGAGCCGTGGTTCATCCGCCGCAGCCCCGTGCTGACGCGACTGCTGGACACCTACGGCGACGAGCTTGACCGCTACCTGGGCTGGTGGCACGAGGTCATCAACCAGATGTTCGTGCGCACCAGCACCTGGGGGCTGGCCTACTGGGAACTGGAACTGGGCTTGCCCTACGGCGGCGCGCAGCCCGACTCCGAGCGCGCCGACCGCATCATCGCCGCGATGCGCTCGTACCGCGCCTCGACGCCGTTCGTCATCCGCCTGGTGGCCAACAGCTTCCACCTGGGCAACGTGACGCCCATCGAGGACTTCCCGGGGCGGCGGCTCATCATCCGCTTCAACGACATCCACGGCGTGCCCACCAACCTGGGCGACCTGCAAGTGGCGCTATACCGCCTGGTGCGCAACAGCGCCATCTTCGAGTACCAGTATTCGTTCCTCGTGTGGCAGGAGGTGCTCAACAGCGGCGTGCTGTGGTGCCAGTTGAAAACGGCGGGCACGACCTGGGGCGAGCTTCGCACGATGGGCCAGGCCGACCTGCCAACGGCCGTCACGTGCGCCGCCAGCTACAGCGCGCCCGTGGTGCAGGTCGAAAACCCCGTCGGCACGCTGGTGGCCAACGCAACACAGACGCCCACGGGCATGGCCAACGGCGCGGTGCAGGACGCGGCTGACGGCGGCGCGCTGAAGCTGCCACTGCTATGACCACCGAACCCGAGTCGATCACGCCCGCTGCGCTGGCCACGCTGGTGCTGGGCCAGAACCTGCCCGCTGGCAGCTATCGGCTGTACTTCCAGGCGCGCTCCGACAGCGCCGTGGCACAGCAAGTCTTCTTACAGATCCTCCAGGGCAGCACAACGCTGCCGCTGACGGGCGGCGCAGGCTCGAAGGGCAACTTCGGCTACCTATGGGACGCCGCCTACTGGACGCCGTCAACCACCTACCCCGTCACGATGGATCTGTGGCCCTACGTGAACTTCAACGTCACCACCAACGAGATCATCAGCGTCAAGCTGTCGAGCTACGGCGGCGGCTCGGGCAAGAACTTCTGGCTCAAAACCGTGCGCCTGGTCAAGGTATGAAGGAGGCCGTATGGCCGTATCGCCCCGATTCGGGCTAGACGACATCCTGAGCAACGAGGTCGTGGACTTCCAAGTCCTCGACTCCAACTTCGACATCATGGACGCGGGTGCGGCGCACCTGTCGCTGGCCAACAGCTACGGCCAGGTGCAGTCGATCACGCGCCCCGCCGCTGGCAACCCTGCGCTCACCGTGCAGGTCAGCGGCGACGCCACGCCGCGCCTGGCGGTCTACGCGGACGGCTCGCTGAACTGGCCTGGCGGCTCGATTGCCTACGCGGGCAGTGCGCTGACGGTGACCGCCGCGACGCTCAACACCACGCGCCTGCTGACGGCGGCGGGCACGGCGGCGGCACCGAGCTTCGCGTTCACGACCGACCAGGGCACGGGCCTGTACTCGCCATCTGCGGGCACGCTGGGCGTGTCGGTCGGCGGCGCGCAGGTGCTGAGCCTCTCGAACGTGGGCGAGATCCGCTTCAACCGCACCAACGCCCGCATCCTGGCCTACACGAGCGACGACCCCGCCACGCCTGGCGAGCGGCTGATGCAGATCAACGCGCTGACGGTCACGCCAGGACGCCTGTATGCGGCCAGCCTGACCGTCAATGGCGCGAGCCAGATCAACGGCTCCGAGACGATCACGGGCAACCTTCAGGTCAACGGCACGGCCAACGTCAACAGCACGCTCCAGACGTCGGGCTGGATCAACGCCTATGGCGGGCGCGTCAACTTCGAGGGCAGCAACGTTGTCTACATCGCCTGGCGGGGCGACCTGGGCGCGCTCTACATCCCGTATGGCAACGGCATCTACACGTCGGGCATCACCAACACGGGCAACATGAGCGTCTCGGGCCAGGTCAACATCGGCGGACGGCTGATAACGGCGGGCTACGACGCGGGCTGGCAGAACAACTTCGGCGGCAACTCGATCCTCAACGGCCAGGTGAACGTCAACGGCCGCTTCGTGGCGGGCGGCTACGACGCGGGCTGGCAGAACAACTTCGGCGGCAACGTCATCACCAACAGCTACTTCTACCAGCGCGGTGACGGCGGCGCTCGCTGCTACGACGTCCGCGACTTCAGCTACACGCCCGCCAACGCGGGCAACACGCTGGTGCAGCGCGACGGCAACGGCGCGTTCTCGGCGGGTAACTGCACCTTCTACGGCGCGAGCATCGCGGGCGACCTGACCTGTTCGGCCACCTTCTACGTGCGCTGGGGCGGCACGACGACCTTTCAGGTGGCGGCGGGCAACGGCGAGGTCTTCTGCAACGCCGATGGGCACTTCGCCAACGTGCGCGCCTTCTATCAGGTCGCGGCCTACAACTCGTACAACGGCGCGCCTGGCGGCGGCAACCAGAACGCCTTCCTCGCGCCCAACAACGGCGACTGGAGCGGCCAGGGCCTGGCCAACCAGTGGCGCACGTGGAGCACGATCCGCTTCAAGCGCAACATCGAGCCGCTGCGCAACGCGCTGGCGCTGGTGCGGCACCCCGCGCTGCACGGTGTGAGCTACGACAACGTCGATCAGGTGCCCAACGGCAAGACCTGGGAGCCGAGCGGCACGCTCACGCGGCAGGTGGGCTTCGTGGCCGACGACTGGCTGGAGCACGTGCCCGAGATCGTCGGCGTGGACGACGAGGGCAAGGCCGTGTCGATGGACTATTCTCGCGTTGGGGCAGTGCTCTGGGAGGCCTTCAAGGAGTACATCGCGGAGGCCGACGCCCGCATCGCGGACCTGACCGCACGCCTCGCACTACTCGAAGGGAGGGCCTAGATGCCCGACAGCTTCACGATGAAGGTCAGCGACCGCTCGCTGCGGCGCGTGCAACTGACCATGACGGCGCTCCAGGCTGCCGACCAGACCGCCAAGGCTGCCGTCGAAACGATGCAGGGCGTGGTGGCCGGGGCGCGCAAGAGCCTGGACGAGGCGCTGGCAGCCATCTGCGACGCGCACGACCAGACGCTGCCGACCGAGTACACCGTCAGCCTCGACCAGGCCAACCTGACGGTGACCATCAGCGAAGGCGACGCTACGGGCGCTACGGGCGTGCCCAGCGAGCCTGAGCCTGCGGAGGTGCTGCCAGTGCCCGCTAACGGCGTGGACCACGCCAGCGCGCCCCCGTTGCCGTCTGGAGGCACCCCGACATGAGCATGGTCGATCACATCATCTGGTCGGCGGCAGGCGGCGGCGACCTGAACCCCGAAGGAGCCATCTACAAGCTCTGGCGCGCCTACCGCGATGAAGGCAACTACCTGGGCGTGCCGCTGGCACCCGAGACGGCTGTGAGCGAAACCGAGGTGCAGCAGCCCTTCAGCAGCGGCGCGGTGATCGCCTGGAACCCGACTGACGGCGCGAGGCTGGTGTGACCACGGTCGCGGCGCTGTACGCACCCGTCAAGCGCTATGCGCCGACACCGCCGTGGCCCGAGCCAGAGATCCCCGACTTCAGCTTCAACCGCAACGAGCCGCCCGTGCGCCAGACGGCAAGCTGGACGTGCTCGTGCGCGAGCCTGGCCTGGGTCATGAACGCGCTGGGCGTCGAGGCACCGACGGGCGGCAAGTGGGACGAGTGGGACGGCGTCAACGAGGTGCGCGCAGTCGGCGGGCCTGGCGCGGTCAGCCCTGACTACGGGCTTGCCTACGCTAGCGGCGTGGATCTGGAGAACGTCTACCAGAAGTACGGCTTCACCGTGCGGCGGGCGCTGGAGGTGACCTGGGAGACGCTGGCTTATGCCTGCGGCTTCGGCGTCGGGCAACTCGGCGGCGCACGCTGGTATCACTGGACGGGGCTGCGCGATTACGACGGCGACACCTTCCTGCTGGCCAATCCTGCGCCGACGTGGAAGGGCGTGGGCGACGATCTGGACGCCTACGAGTGGAATACCTGGGGCCGCTGGAACGCGGTCATGGTGGTCGGGCGATTGCCCGGGAGGTGAGCGATGGGCGGTAAACTCGTGGCACTATGCGGCGGGTCACTGCTATCGAGCGCTGGTGGAGCAAGGTGGATGCTGGCGGAACTGGCTGCTGGCTCTGGACGGGCAAGACCGACAAGCACGGCTACGGCTACTTCAGGACGCCCCAGCGCTGGGTCGGCGCGGCCAGGTGGTTCTTGCTCTTCATGGGGCACGTGGACTTCGCGGACGCGGCGCACCGCTGCAACAACCCGCCGTGCGTTCGGCCGAGTCACCTCTATCCCGCCAGCAAGAAGCAGAACCACGCCGACTCTGTGGCCAACGGCACGGCGGCGGCACCGCCCCGTAACGACGGCGACAGGCACTGGACCAGGCGGCACCCCGAGCGCATCAAGGCAGTGCATACGCGCAAGTTCACCGAGCAGCAGATCGAGGACATCAGGAGGGCCTATGCCACCCGCACAATATCCGCCGCAGCTTTCGAGAAGGAGCACGGCATCAGCCACACGCACCTCTTCAGGGTTATCCGCACGGGATCTGGGCATCACCAACGGCGGCAAGCCATCCAAGGGCACCAAGGCCGATAAGCGTCTGAAGGAGAATCGAGGCGGGTCGAAGTCTGGCGGCAAGCGGGCGGCAACCGCCCCGAGCACCAGCGGCAGCGTCCGCCGCGTGTAACCCCATTTGTTGACAACGGGGTAGCTTGACGCGCATACTGTGCGGCATGACACCTACCAGCTATCGAGGCACCCGCCTCAGCAAGATGGAGCCGCAAGCACGGCGAGAGCGCCTGCGCCTGATCGTGGGCGAGGAACTGACAGCGGTCGGCCGACGCCACGAGCGCGGCCACTGCCCGAACGGCAGCGCGATGGCCTGCGACCACGGCGAGCCGTGGACCAGCCGCGAGCTAGACGGCATCACCTACGTCTTCTGGCGCATGGGTCGCGCCGACAAGCACGGCGGCATCGTCGGTGGCCCGAACGACGGGGCGGCAGCGTGACGCGGCGCTGGTGCCGCATCCACGGCAAGGACGATCACCGCCACGTGCGGGTGTGCAACGTCTGCCTGTGGCCGCTGGATGCGGATGGCAAGCCGACCTGCCAGGCGACGTGCAACGGCCCGATCTACATGCGCTGGTCGGGTACGCAGGACACCTGGCGCTGCGTCGAGGGCCTCGTCTGAACGGCGGGGCCTTTTTTGTTGTCAAGATCCGTCACCGAATATGTTGACAACAGACTGAGCTTGACGCATACTACTGTCACCATGAATGAGCTTTCCTACCGAGCCGCTCGCGCCGAGGCCCGAGCCGCCGCCAAGTACGAGCGCCGAGTACGCGCTTACGAGGCCAGCAAGAAGCTGCGCTGCGACGCCTGTGGCCGCAACAACGTCCTGGGCAAGGCGCAGAAGTGGGACGACACGACCGCTCGCAAGTGCCGCCGCTGCGGATACTGGCAGGTGGCGGCGTGAGCGACCGTCCGCGCCTGCTGGACCTGTGCTGCGGCGTCGGCGGGGCTAGCGTCGGCTACGAGCGCGCTGGCTGGGACGTGACGGGCGTCGATCTGAAGCCGCAGCCCAACTACGGCGGCTCGACCTTCGTGCAGGCCGACGCCATCGAGTACCTCGAAGCGCACATCCACGAGTTCGACGCGGTGCACGCCAGCTTCCCGTGCCAGGGCTACTCGATTGCCACGCCGACGTGGGCCAAGGTCGCCAAGGCCGAAGACTGGTATCGCACCGATCTGATCCCCGCCTGCCGCGAGATCTGCGACGAGTACGGGATGCCGCTGGTGATGGAAAACGTCATGCGCGCCGAGCGCGACTACCGTCACCCGGGCCTGGTGGTCAACACCTACGGCGCGGACCTGGGCGCTGAGTTCGACGGCACGAGCGAGCAGATGCTGCTGCCCGTGCAGCGGCCGATCACGCTGTGCGGCGAGCAGTTCGGGCTTCAGGTGATCCGCCATCGCGTCTTCGAGGTGGGCGAGATGGTCAGCCCGCTGGCGCACCAGCCGCATCGCGGCGGCGTCAAGGATGGCACGTACATCACCGTGGCTGGCCACGGCTCCGACAACACCAAGGGGCACTCCAGTGTCGCGGCCTGGCGGTATGCAATGTCGATCCCCTGGGCCAAAACCAGGCACGAGCTAGCTGAAGCGATTCCGCCCCAATACACACATTACATTGGGAAGCAGATCCTGGCATGGCTGTGAAACGCAGGACGGTCGGGGTGGTTTGCCCCGACTGCGGACAGACCCGACAGGTTCGCCTCGAACACGGCGAGCCGCGCAGCACGGGTCGCTGCCAGCAGTGCCACAACCGCCACGTCAACGCGGGCTTGCAGGCGTCACGAGACGCCTACTGGGAGGCCAACCCGGGTAAGGGCTACAAGCGTGGCGGCGACAAGCGCGACCACGTGGTGGTGATGGAGGCCCACCTGGGGCGTGCACTACTGCCAGGCGAGGTTGTGCACCACAAGAACCTCGACAAGCGCGACAACCGCCTGGAGAACCTTCAGCTAATGACTAACAGCGAACACGTGCGCTTGCACGCCAGGCTCCGCAAAGAAGCGAAAGGAACTACACCATGAACCCCGTCACCGTCACCATCGTCGCGCATCCTCGCGGCGCAACCTACAAGATCCACCTCGACTGCCAGCCGCTGGCCACCGACCTGACGTGGGAGGTGGTGTGCGACACGCCCTACCCCGCCGCTGAACTGGCCTTCGAGCTTTGCCCGATGTGCCGTGAGGCGCTGGCCTGATGGCCAGGCAGGGCGTGGCCTGCGACCTGTGCGAACTGAACCGCGACATCGCCTGGGTCATCCGCACCGACGAGTTCAT